AATAATAATTGGATGCCGAACCGCTTACAGATATATTATGCATATTGCTATTTCTTATTTGAATTTCTATTAATAAGGTAGTTATTACATAAATATGTAAGCTTTGATAATTATTTATTTTAGGTTTTTCAATATAATCATCATATATACAATTTAATGTATAAAAATTATCTTGTATAATATTTTTAATAACATAGGCATTATTAGTATTATAGTAATCATTATTAGTATTATATATGATTCTTAGTCCATATATATCATATGGTATTTTTGCTTTTTTTATTTTTGAAATAATGCGCTCTTTTGACTTAATACGTTTTTCATAATGTATATTTATATTATTATCTAATAAATTATTATTTATAATAGTAATTAATTTATTGGTATTTTTTTCAAATAATTTATATGATAAGTCTGTTAAATTACATATAACAAATAATATATAACACACATATAACATATTAGTTATTATATATAAATTATATTTTTATAGTATTCTATATTTTATAATATAATACTATTAGATATGTAATAATATTTTAATTTAAATATTTTTTTTTACTTTTAAATAATGTTACAAAATTTGAAAGAGTTACATGACAAAAACAATTTGCCAAACTTATTATTATATGGAAATAACTTGATTGGAAAAAAGACGTTGTTAGAACAATTATTATTATATATTTATAAAAATTATAAAAATATAGAAAACAACACACTAATATTGAATTGTAGTTTAGGAAAAGGAAATATTAAATTTATAAGAGATAATTTAAGATTTTTCGCAAATACAATAATTCACAAAAATATAACAAATTTCAAATCTATTGTATTATTAAATGCCGACAGTTTAACATTAGACGCACAGTCAGCACTTCGAAGATCAATCGAAATATATAGTAATACGAAATTTTTTATTGTAACAGCAAACAAGTCAAAAATTATTAAACCAATATTATCTAGATTTTGTGAAATTTTTTGTAATATTAACAATATGAATTTTATTTATAAGTCATTAACATTAAACAATAATAGCAATAATAGCAATAATAAATGTAATAGCAAACTTGCACTAATCATAAAAAAATTAAATAATGCTATGAAAGATTTAGATGATTATTCTAAAAATAACCTATTAATTAATTATAGTTCATTAATATATAATAAAGGCATTAGTGCTAATGGTTTATTAGAATATTTTACAAATTGTTCGAACTTTAAGTCGGAGTTATCAAAATTTATATTTTTTTTTGATATTTACAAAAAAGAAATAAGATCTGAAGAATTCTTAATATTTATTATATTATATTTTTATAATAATAAGTGTATTATTAATTTTTCAATATTTAATAATATTTAATAATTAAACAATTTAGTTTAAATTTTATTTAAAAAATAAAATTTAAACTATAAATATGGATGATTATAGTTTATCAACAATAATTGAATCAAAGAATGAGTGGTGTGCTAGATTAACAAATACTTTAACACCTTGTATAATTGAAGGTTTAAGATCTGTTTTTTCAGAAGCGTATAATGTTTGCCTAGAAAACGATGAAGAGTCCAAATATTTAATGACATTCCAAAATTTTTTGAATAATATTCCAAAATGGAGTTCTGAAATAATTGAAAATGAGAAACAAAGAATAATTACATCAAGCGCATGTAACTATTTAGAAGATTTATTATCGTGTGTTCATATTAGTCAATTAAAATCATTAACATCTTCTCGTGTAGGATTAAAACAAAAAAAAATTAACATAGACATACCAGATTTATGTAAATTTATACATAGAACATATATTAATGTAGCGCGAAAAGTGTATGTTAATATATATTTATTTGAAAAAAATATAAAACCATTACAAATACAAAAAAATAATAGAGACTTGGAAGTTATAGTGAAAGAGTGTATTTTAAATACAATAAGAGAGAGCATTCCAATTGAACATATATTACAAATGTATTTAGACGAGACACAAGAAACAGATGTTGAAGTCGAAGAAAAAAAAGAGATTGTTACAGATAAAGAAGCCTTAGAAAAATTAAATAAATTAAAAGAAGCAAAAGAATTAGATAAAATTAAAAAAGAGACACTAGAAAAATTGAAAGAAGAAAGCAAAACAAATCTAAAGAAAGCACTTAAAAATGCTAGTAAAGATTTAAATGAAGACAATTTAGAAACATCCAAAAATAACACTACTCCAAAGACAAATTCTTTAATAGCAAAGGAAGAGTCTATGCCTACTAATGATTCGGGTACAGAATCAGAGAATGAATCGGCAAATGATTCTGTTAATAATTCTGACAATGAATCGTCTAACAACGAACCTAATTATAAATTAAAAATAGATAAGTCAAATATTAAAGAAGATATTAAGCAGGATATTGAAGAAATAGATTTAAATTTAAAAACTGAACTAGGTTTTAATTCTAAAAAATTAGATTCCGATTTAGATTTAGATTTAAATTTAGATTTAGATTTAGAAATAGAAGAGTTAAAATAAACTAATTCGTTATATATACAAAAATCATTTATTTTAGAATAATAAATGAATTTTATAATACCATCAATTGCAATCAGTATATTATTCATGATTTATAAAATAATAGATATGAAATATATAACTAAAGAAGAAATTAAATTGAAAACTATAACAAAAGATAGTTTAATAGTTTTTTTATGTAGTATGATTTCTATGTTTGCTTTGGAACAACTTAATATTAATGAATTAATAGGAAACTCTAAAGAATCGCTAAGTGCTTTTACAAATGAACCAGATTTTTAATAATACATTAGTTTTATTACATAAATTTAATATGTTAAACATATTAAATTTATAAATAAAATACATAAGTTAGTATGTCAATTAGTCTTAAACCATAACAGGTAAGTCATCAATATTAAATATTGCTTCTGGATTATTAATTTTCTTTTTAGCTATTACGTATTTTTCAAACAGCAGTTTTTTTAATACGTTTTGTGGAGTATGCTTATGAACATTGCGCGCAATCATTTTATATAATTTAAAGTCTGGGTATCTCTCAGTACCATCATTTTTATACAATATATTTTTATTTTTATCATCATATACCCACTCAATCATTATTTTTTTTATGGGAGATTTCAATTTCTTAATATCTTCTAAATCATCAATAAAATAATCAAATAAACTACACCCTAGGCGACACAAATCAAAACTGTAATTAGGGTCTAAACGTGGTTTATTTTCATTTAAATAAGGTTCGCAATTGTATTGTGTAGCAGCATCTCCATCATGCGAATAACTATCACTACACATAAATTTATTTTTAAATCTATAAATGGCTCTTCCAAAATCAATAATTTTATATATTTTACCAAATGTAGGAACTTTATAATGACTATTGTTAAATTTATAATATAAATATTTTTTTTCAGTTTCTACATAAACAATATTATTTGTATGTAAATCATTGTGAGTAAACCAAAACACCTTTTGATATGTTATTAATGTAAATAATATTTGCAAAACAATAGATTCCCATTCATCGTCTTTGATTTTTTTGCTAGAAATGTAAGAATCTAATGTATCATGACAGCATTCCAAAACTATTATTTCAACGGGAAATTTGTCTATTGAGCAAAATATTTCCTCATCGCCATAACTATCTTGACTGCTTAATTCATCAGATTCGGTTTTATTTGAGTCTAATGATTCAGTATTTGATGACCTAGAAGAACAAGAACTAGAATTAGTTGATTCATTTTTACTTGTATTATGATTACTAGATTTTGTGGATGCTTTATCTAAAAGTTCCACATTTTCATATGTTAATTCTAATTCTTGTATTATAGTTTTGTTTTCTAAAGAATGTTGTTTGCTAATATTTAAATCCTCAATAGTTAAATCATCAATAGTTAAATCATCAATAGTTAAATCATCAATTGGTAAATCCTCAGTGTTAGCAGTGATTAATAATGCTTTTTTATATTTATTACTTTTACAAAAAATATTTCTTATTTTTTCATTACCTTCAATCTTAAATAGATTATCTCTATATTTATGAAAATGCTCTGATTCATTTAAGAACTCTAAATCTTCAGAAATATTAACTTTAAAATTATTTTTTATTCCTAAAAAAGCACCATAATAATTTAATCCATTATAAAAACTATAGTTATTTAATAAGCAACTAGATAAAAATGAAAAAAAACCATCTATATATGCTGAGTTATTTGGATCTAATATTTTTTTATATTTTGTATAATATTCAATAGAATTATTTACATGGTCGCTAGAATACAATTTGGGTAATTCTGAAATATTATAATCATTATCGTATTTACCTAACATATATTTAACTGGGTCTATTAATGGACTAAACTTTATAAAAATATGTTTGCTACAGTTATTATTACATACATCACATATTGTGGCAACAAATTTATTATAATTAATTTTTTCCACTATAGTTTCTAGCTTATAACTATTATTTAAATTAATAGCATTATAATTGTTGCTATTTAAATCAAAATAATTATTATATAATGGAAAATAATTTTGAATATTTGTTATATCTAAAAATTCAGTATTGCTAATTGTTTCAAATAATTGCTTGTTGTTGTTTTTTCTATAGTTTAATTCCATTTAATAAATTAAATATACTTATTTTTTCTATTTATAACACAAATATAAGTTTTAAATATTACTAAATATGACTTTTTTCTAAAAATGGCAAATATATTAATAAATAAAAAGAATAGTAAATCATTATTATATTTACGACCCAACACCAAATGCTTGCTGCACTACCATCATTTATAAAATTTACAACAACAACTAATAAACTAACTATACCAAATATAATTCCAAACCATATTTTTTCATAAAAAAATACAAATAAAAGAAAAAATAACCAAAATAACCAAAATAAGAAAGTAAATGGATTTGGACCAAAAAATTTCCAATTTAAATGCCCTTGTTTACTTACTACACTATGAATATGTTTAGTAGAGAATTTATATATTGAAAATGGAATAACAAAAAATAAATATATCATTATTAGTAAATTTCGCAATTGTGTATTTTTCAATATCATCAAACTTGCGACTGGTTGTATAAGTATTAAAAGTATTCCAAATATAGAAAAAATATTATTATACACTTTATTATTAATATTTCTCCAAATAAAAAATTCGATGAGTTGCATGGATATGAAAGATGCCAAAAAAATATAAATGTAGGGATTATTTAGTTGTTGAATTTTATATTTGGTATACTCATTATTATAAATAATAAGTAATAATACAAAACTACTAAATAAAAATGTATTTAATGAAACATGTTCATTCCAACACATATTATATAATAAAATAATATATTAATAAATTTATTAGTTAATAAGTTTAATATAAGTTTAATATAAGTATATTTAATATACTTATTTAATAAGTAGTTGGCAATGACATTAGAATTGAAAAAATTTGATATAAAATCCATTAGTTTTAGACCAGATGAAAACAAAGGTCCTGTCATTGTTTTAATTGGTCGTCGTGATACAGGCAAATCATATTTAGTTAGAGACCTTCTTTATTATCATCAAGATATACCAATAGGAACTGTTATTAGTGGAACTGAAGCAGGCAATGGTTTTTATGCCGAACATGTTCCTAAACTTTTTATTCATGATGAATACAATACTGCTATTATAGAAAATATTTTGAAGCGGCAAAAAACAGTATTAAAACAAATTAAAAAAGAAGTAGAAGTTTATAAAAAATCAAATATAGATCCTCGTGCGTTTGTTATTTTAGATGATTGTTTATATGATGGTAGTTGGACTAAAGATAAAATGATGCGTCTCCTTTTTATGAATGGGCGTCATTGGAAAATAATGTTAGTAATAACTATGCAATATCCTTTGGGTATTCCTCCAAATCTTCGCACAAATATTGATTATGTTTTTATCTTACGAGAACCATATATAGCAAATAGACGACGAATTTATGAAAATTACGCTGGCATGTTTCCAACTTTTGAAAGTTTTTGTCAAGTAATGGATCAATGTACAGAAAATTATGAATGTTTAGTAATAAATAATAATGCTAAATCTAATAAACTACAAGACCAAATTTTTTGGTATAAAGCAGACCACCATAAAACTTTCAAATTAGGTTCAAAAGAATTTTGGGAAATTAGTAAGAATTTAGACTCCGACAATGAAGAAGAAATGTATGACCCAAATATACGAGATAAGAAAAAAGGACCTAAAATAAATGTGCGCAAAACAAAATGGTAATAACTTATTTATAATATTTATTGAAAAATATTATAAATATTATAAATATTATAAATATTATAAATATTATAAATAACTAATCTTTAATCTTTAATTTCTTTTATAGCACAATCGGCCAATAGTTTTAAATTGGTAGAGTCTTCTTGACGCACTGCTTTTTCAGCACGTTCTTTTTGTCTTTCTAATAGTTCTGCCAAGCCATGATCATTATCTTTCTTTCTTCCTACAATAACATCTTCAGCTTCAAATAATTCCTTGCGCAAATCAGCAGTAGATACATCATCATCTTCCGCGTCGCCAAAAAGCAGGTTTTTACCGGGAACATCCATTCTATCCGCATTTATTAAATTACCCTCTTCATCAATTGTTTGCATTAATTTATTGCCTTCTTTCTGAGCTTTAGCAATATTTTCTTGGATTGCTTTCTTTTTGCTTTCTTTTACACGTTCTTTAAACTGTTCTTTAGAGATTTCATCATTTTTCTTCTTATGACTCATAAGTTCATTTAAATCTTTTTCTAAATACTCAACACGTCCTGTTTTATAGGCTTCTGGATGAAAAGGCATCCATATGCCGACAGCACCCACATAAACATCGTGATTTGGGTCTTGTTCTCTTAACATCTTACATCTCATTTCGGCTTCTTCTTGCGAACCAAATACTCCTCGAACTTTAATACCTCGTGTGTTTGTTTGAAATTCATGTAATTCATTATATTCTTTTTGTAATTGTTCTTCTTTAGCATCAATAAATGTTTTATATTCATCATCTAATGAAGTTAAAAATAGATTCTCTCTTTCCTCTTCTACAAATTCCTCCATATCCTTGCTTAATTTATTAAAATCTAAATTGTATTTGTAGGCCAAATAATTTAAAAATTGTGTGTATTTTTCAAAAGTTTTTTTAAACTCAAAGTTTTTTAAGAATTTTTCAAAATAAAATAATTCTCTATTTTTAATATGGTCTTCGGGAGAAATAAAACTTAAACATACATATTTTTGACCACTCAAAGGTTTGTCTTCATCTAATAAATCTACATACTTTGCTTTTTCTAAGTTAGGCAAATGTTTATCTTTGACTTTAGAAGATTTTTTATTAAACATTTTATAAAATACTATTTTAATATAATTTTAAGTATTTATATTTAAACATTATATAAATTATTATATTTATATTTTTTTATATAAAATATAAAATTTGAATTTTTAGAATTTAAATTTTTAGAATTTAAATTATATATATTTAGGTAATTTAGAATTTAAATTGTGTATAAATATAATTTTTTTCTAAAGTACTATTATAAAACAAAATGGATTTCAGTATGGGTGAATTAGTAAAAAGAGCTGTAAAATATTTAATTGAAGGTTTAATGGTTGCAATAGTTGCTTTTGTCATTCCACAAAAACCATTGAAAGTAGAGGAAATTGCTATTATTGCTTTAATGGCTGCTGCTACATTCTCTATTTTAGATACATTTATTCCAACCATGGGTGTAAGTGCTAGAACGGGTGCCGGTTTTGGTATTGGTGCTAACTTGGTTGGTTTTCCAAGAATGTAAATGTAATATTTTAGATATATTAGAGAATACGTTGTGTAGTGTTAATATTTATAATGTAAATATATTTACCAATAATGTAAATATATTTACCAATAATGTAAATATATTTACCAATAATGTAAATATATTTACCAATAATGTAAATATATTTACCAATACTAGTAAGGCTATTTTATGATTAAAAGCAAACCTTTAGTAGGTATTTTACCTAGTCCTTATATTAAAGACCCGGTTACTAAAAAACAATTTATAAGTAATGAAGTATTTATAACAGCAGATTTAATAACTTTCTTAAAACAAAATTCAATTGAATATATTATAATTCCCTACACTATTACAAAAAGTGAATTACATAAAATATTACCTAACTTAGATGGTTTTTTATTTCCATCAAGCACTAGAGGTAATTATTATAGTAACAAATTTATTAAGCAACATTTTTTAAAACAAAAATACATAGTAAATAACATCAAATTACTTGCCAAAAATAATATACTAATACCAATATTAGCGTTATGTCATGGTTATCAAAATATGATTTTGATTGAAAACAAATTTAATTTAACAAATAAAAATATAAAAAAAACGTTTATTAATGTTAGCTCAATTAATAAAACAATACCAAAATTTATGAATACTAAATTAGGTAAATTATTTAAAAGTAAGTTTAATAAAACCAAGAAATTATATCATAGTCATAAACTAGCACCATATTCAAAATATGTAATAAAAAATTATGAAGTTATTGCTACTAGTTTAGATAAAAACAAAAAAGAATTTATAGATATAGTCAAACACAAAAAATATCCGTTTTTCGGATTTCAAGGACATCCTGAAGTAGAGAATACAAAATTGTTTGCTCCTTTTATTTCTTGTGTTAATACTAGTTTTAATAAAAAACCCAAACCAAAATTAATAAATAAAGAAATATATGACAAACTTAATTTAGTAAAATTAAACTCTAGAAAAGCAAAAAAAAATTTATGTAATAAATTTAAATTAGCCTCAACAAGACATAAAAAGTGGAGAATATTTTACAAAGCATAATTTAACTTATAACGCGACATATTTTAATAAGTTTTATATTTCTTTTTCTTTGTATGCGCAATACGTTTTCTTGTATTTTTCTTTGATTTATTTTTTTCTTCATATTTTTCTTCATATTTTTCTTTTGGTATATATCTAAAAAAATTTAAATTATATAATTTTGAATTGCGCGAAATTTCCTTTGTTCTAATTTGGGCATACAATTTTGCCTTTTCTTCTCTCATATCTTCTAGGGTTTTTTGTTTTCCATAACATAATACACTAAATCTTCGCAATAAACCTTTTTGTTGAAGGCGATTTTTCAATTGAACTTTAAATAAATATTCAGCAATACACAATAGTCTGTTTTCATCATAATAAGGTCTATTGGCATATATAAATATTAAATAAAAACTTAGTATGGTATCTATTGTGGCTACTTTTATTTTTTGTCCATTAATATTTATTAAATTATAACTATGACAGGCCAACGGTTTATAAATAAATGCTATAACATCATTATTTACAATAATTTCGTAATGAACGTCAATATATCCACCTATAGGGTTTTTTTTGAAAATTTTTACTTCTTTATAACCTTCATAGTGTAATTGTTCTTTCAAAATGGTTGCACAAGACTCGGGATTTTCACTTAATACATCAAAATCAGGAATGTTAGAAACTTGCTTTCTCTCTTTATATGGCATATATTTACTATATAATGCTGCCGCATAACCTCCAAAAAAAACAACACCTTGATTAATAAATGATGTTCTGGTAATTTCATATATTTTATTTTGATCTTCCAGTGTTCCTTCATAGTGCCTTTGAAAATCTTGCTCATTACACGATATACCTTTTAATGGATAATTTTTATTCAATAATATAATACGTTTTAATACTTTTTCCCATCTAGATACATCTCCCATTGGGCGAGATAATTCGACATACATTGCCATACGTAGAAAATTAGGCGGGCAATAATTAATACCATTAACTTTAATTGCCTTTTTTGAAACGGTTTGAAATAATTTTTTATCTAATAAAGTAATATCGGCTATTGGTACAAAATTTACAAATACTTTATATGTTCCACTATGAACTCCTGATTTGGCTTCTACTTCTTCATATCCTGCTTTATAATATATATTGGCTAACTCTTTAGCGTATTCCGTAGCATAAGGAGAAAAAAAATCGTAATCGGGTATTTCAATATTTTTATTATAAAATCTATATTGTTCTGGTAGTATATTATTTATAGCAGTTCCACCATAACATAAGATTTTATGTGTTCGCATAAAAGTTTCTAAAATTTCAATAATATTCTTAATACTATCTGATTGAACCAATTTTTTTCCAATTATAAATGTAGCATTATCTATAGCATTTCTTAGTATTTTTAACTCTTTTTCTTCAAACGATTCTTTCATATATTATTATATTATTATATTATAACAATATTTTTTATAATAATGTTATAATAATAATGTTATAAAAATAATGTTATTAAAATAATGTTATAAATATTACAATATTAATTTATTTATTGTGTGCCAAATTGTTGTTTTAATCCTGCTGTAATATCTGCCGATGAAGAATTGTTCAACACTACTCCACTTGGAGTAGCCAGTGTTGGTGGATCAATATTTAGTCTTGACTCTGTAATTTCTGCGCTAGCAGCTTCATACTCTTTTGTAAGTTCATCTAGGGATTTTTCACAAGACATATTTATTATCAAATTATAACTAATAGAACAAATTAATATGCCGGCTAATATGTACCATACCATTTTGCCTATAAATTGCTTTATTACTAATAATCGATAAAATTTAAGTAAGTAGTCTATATTAGTCTCTTTGTTATCACTAGCAGTAGTAGTATCAGTTTTATAGATTATATTCCCAGAAGCAGCATCTTTAGGTCGTCTACGAAACAAACTGCTAACACTAGTTCTTGGCAACATACTTTTGTTCTCGTCTCCTGGGGCACCGCCTTCATAATTTTTACTATATTTGCTAGTAGCATCACCACTAGTAGCATTAATCTTGGAACCAACAACATCCATATTGAAACTAGCAGCACTATTAATTTCGTCACTACTGGCGCTTGAACTAGGAATATTCGGTATAATAATATTAGATTTAACAGCATCTTTCATATTCTTAAAAAAATCAATAAACTCTATTAGATCACTACTTATTTGGTTAATGAACTTTGTTTTATTGCTGCTCATATTAGCAATTGCTTTAACGAGTTCGGGATTTTCTAAAGCCTCATCGCCTGTTTTAAATATATTGCCATAAATTTTTTCAACACCAAAAGCAACAATAACAAGATAACCAATAGTATTAGAAAATGGAGTTATCCATCCGGGAAATAAATATAAAATACCATATAATGTGATAAATATAACTATCCAAGGTAATAAAGTAATTAATAATATATAACCCCATTGAATTGATTGATTACACATTGCTTTCGAAATAGTGACATTAATAAAATATGAACCAATTATTACTACAAGTATATATATAATATTATATATATTATTTTCTCTTCTTGCTGATATAGTATTAAAATCTTTTGCGCTATTAATTTTAATGATAGTAACTACTATTAAAATAATTGTTATACCTATAAAATACATTGTAGTGCTACCTGGATTGGGTAGGGAAATTTCTGCCATATAATTTATATTTATAAATTATTATAATAATACAATTGTATTAATAAAATTGTATTAATAAAATTGTATTAAATTTAGTAAAATATGAAGAAATATAATACACCACTATTATTATAATAATAATAATGAACTTCAATATTTTAGACTACACCAATTTTAAATTAAATAATTCAACAAACTTACATAAAACAAATGATACAAATATGTCTGAAAAACCAAAATTAGTAGATAATGGCGTTAAATATTTTTTCAAAGAAATATTAAAAGGATGTCATAATTATAAGCAAAATAATTATAATACTTTTTACAATATTTCTATGTTATTATTATTTGTTATAGTTTTAGCCTCAATATTATATATGCGCTACAAGGGTAATAAATCTAGTGCACAATATTATGAAAAAAGTATGAAAGATAAAGACTATATTATGTCTAAATTAATATATTATAATCGTCAAAATATTGACAATCAACAAAAAATAAAAAACAATATGATAACAAATTTGCCAGATTACGGTAATCACGTTGAAGCCAACTTATTACATAAAACAATATATTTCTCTTAAATGTATTATTTTTAAATTTATGGTTATAAATTTATGGTTATAAATTTATACTTTTAAAATTATAATATATTATTAAAATATAAGTTACATTATGGCATCAATTCCATTGACTAATTATTATGAAGAATTAGAAGAATATTATAAATTAAAAAACAAATATATGTTACTAAAACAAAAAAAAATAACAGAACTAATGGGTGATTATGGTAAAGATTATGACCAAAAAAAACAAATATTGGCAAAATATAAACCAAAATGTATAAACTGCAAACAAGACGGAGGAACAATTTTTACAGAAACACTCGAATTATTGCGAGCAACTTGTGGTAATACTTCTAGTCCGTGTAAATTAGATTTATCAATAGCAAGAAAAAAATTTATACCAATTACTGAAAAATTATTAACAACCCATAAGAATTTAGAAAACTATAAAAAAAATATAATAACCACAAAATTAGACTTTCTTTTTAATTATATTGAAGAAGAAAAAGCAGTAGAATTATTTGAAACATTGAAACATCAATTAAATAACAGTCAAGAAAGTTATAATAATTTAGTTAATTTATACAACTCAATAACGCACAATGAAGAATTAAAACAATTAATACAAGAAAAAATACAAGATTTTGAAATTAATAAAAAACAATATAGTGATGCTTTAGAATTATTTAAATCATCTGGTGAAATAAGTTATTTAAAAAGTGCCGTTGAAATACATAACAGCAAACTTGCACCATTGGGTAATGAGTTAATGAAATTAAAATACAAATCGTCGCATATAGAAAAAAATGAACATGATCAATTTCTATTTTTTCAAAATAGTTATAATTTAGAAGATTTAATAATAGAATTAACTAGTAAAATTTAATAAAAATATATTATTGAAAATATTTTCAATAATATTCAATAATATTTTTATTAATTATAAAAATATTATTACCAATAAAAGTATTATGTTATATTAAGTAAATTAGATGGGCAACTTTTTTACAAATATACAGCAAAAATTTCTTGGCGCAACTAAATACATAAATATTACTATATTTTTGATTACATTTTTACTGGGTTTAATATATATTTATTGTTTTGACTACAAAAGAAAAGTGGAAGTATTTCCAACACCTCATAATATTGATAAAGTAGAGTATAAAGATGAGGCAGAAAATTGTTTTAATTATAAAATAAAAGATGTCAAATGTCCCAGCGACAAAAATAAAATAAAACTCTTACCTCTATAATTTCTAACACTTAAGTATTTTTATTTTAATTTTAATATTTTAATTTTAATATTTTAATTTTAATATTTTCTTTTCTTTGTATGTCTTTTATATTTTCTTCGCGACAATTTTCTTTGCGATTTACGTTTTTTATGTTTTTTTCTATATCCTCCTAGCAATTCTGGTGCTCCTGGAACTGCTCCTACTACTGCTGGTGGTGCTGGTGCTCCCGATCTTTGTCTCTTAGGTTCTAATCCAGATTCTAATTCAGGTTCTAATCCAGATTCTAATTCAGGTTCTGGATTATCTCGTTTGACCCCTTGTGCTTTGGCAGCTTGTAGTTTTTTAAATTGTTCATTCTCTCGTACTGTTCTCGCAAAGTTTTGATTATCAGTTGAAACACTAACTGCGGGTAAATGGTCGGATGCTAGAATAAAGTGGGTTAATAAAGTTTTATAAGCATTGCCTTTACCACCTATAGATTCTAGTTTTTCAATTACTGTATCACTGAATATACCAGTTAAATCTATATCTGGATTAAATACTGCTGTTGCTAATGGATTAGGAAGACTACTTCCTGTTCCATCCCCTTGAAAATCATAATTTGCAGGATCTATAATATTATCATGTTTCTTGATATCTGGTGAAACTACATAGTCTCTTAGCGTAACATCAGTTAGGGCAGCTCCTTGTGAAATTTGAGATAACTTTAGTATTGGTGGTGTACTGGTAATGCGTTGTTCAATATTAACATTGCCAGCTGCGTCAGTTATATAGCTACCAGTTCTTACAGAATTTCTATTTGCACAACAAGTTACAGGCATGAGTCCAAACTTTGACGGTAGTGTTTCAGTAGTTCCGTCACTCATAGTAATAGAAATACCTTTTGCTGTTATTAGGTCTAGTAAAAAACCGGATCCATCATTGAAATCACCAGAAAATATAACTGTATAATTGTTAGTTTGTGAGAAAAGTTTTATCTCATCTTCTGTAAAAAAAGCTTCTAATAATATTTTTGCGTTTTTATTTATTACTTCTAATGTTGCTACTGCCCATATTTCAAAATCGTCTATGTGTTTTTGTACTGTAGAATTACCCAAATAATTTTCTAATATTGATAGTTCATATGGGGTACCTCTCTTAAGAGCAGACGGATTTGGTATATGGCAATTAAAATGTAATGTATATATTGTACCTTTTTCGTTTTTACCTTCTTCTCTAACAATTAGTGCCATTGGTCGTGCTGAATCAACCATTTTATTAGCATCTTTATATATATCATAGGTTTCGGTATATATTTCATCTATTCCTAAATCTACAATAGCAACTTTGTTTGAATTAAACCCAGGGCGTAATCTATCTTCTTCAAACATGCCAGTAATAGTGCGTGTATCTCTATATTTTCCAAGCTTTTCGTTGGGTATTACATATCCTAATCCCGCATTAACTATACCAGCTTTAACTCCGTTTGCTAAAATTACTGAATCAACTTGACCTATTTCATTATTCATATGCATTAAATAGCCATCAGTAAGATTCAATTCTTGTAATGCTAGTGCACAATATTGCATGCTTCTATATTGTTCCATAAATTTAGCTACTATTCTACAAGACATTTGAAAAAATTTCATATAATTTTCTGAAATAAAGTTCTGTAATGCCGACGGATCTGGAATTTCATCGTTCAATAAATAATATAATTTCTTTGAGCGTAACGCTATAGAACTATTTTCACTTGCCGGTCCCCCATAAAAAACTTTAAATGATGCTACAAATGATGTATTAAAAGCACCAACCGCTAACTCAATAATAGGTGCGCTCCCACCTCTCATATTCCGTTTCTTTGATTGTCTTCTTTTTTTTCGAATACTTTTTGAAACACTCATTTATATATATAGAATATATTTTTTTCTAAACATAATATTTTATATTTTTTCTAAATATAAAATGGTTTTCTAAACATACAAATATAAAAAATATTTTTAAAAATTTTATTAATATTATTATATAATAATACGCTATGATTAAAAATATGTTAAAGAATTTATTACACACAAATATAGGAAAAATTATATTGTCTATATTATTAGGTTTAGGTTTATCCACCATTTTTAGACAAGTATGTAATTCAAAAGATTGTTATAAATTTATTGGTCCAAAACACAATGAATTACGAGACAAAATATTTGCCAGCGATAGCGAAAAAACAAAATGCTACACTTTAGTAGAAGAAAATATACCTTGCGGTTCTAAAAGCAAAACATTAGAATATTCAACAAGTTTTACGTAATTACGTAATTTTCAATATAAATTTATATGTTTATTTTATTTTATTTAAAATAAATCTTATATAAATATAAATAATTTGACTAATAATATATATAAATATATGAGTAATAATTATATATATGACAATTATTAATAATATAGAAATCACTAATATTAATTTTACAATTAATTCTACAAAAATGGCGATTGCTAATAATAATCCATTAGAAGAAAAATTAAACGTAATTATTGTTATATCAAATCCTTGTTTATACGCAAAAAGATACATATTATTAAAAGAATTTGTTAAGCGAATAATAGAAGAAGAAGAGCATGTTAATTTATATATTGTAGAACTTGTATATGGGGACCAAAAATTTATAATTACTAATAAAAATAATAAGAATCATTTACAATTAAAAACAGAAGTTCCATTATGGCATAAAGAAAATATGATAAATTTAGGAGTAAAATATTTATTACCTAAAGATTATAAGGCATTTGCTTGGATAGATGCCGATGTGGAATTTGACAGTTCTAGTTGGGCATTAGATACATTAAAAATTTTAAACGGTTACAAAGACATAGTTCAATTATTTAGTCATTGTATTGATATGGATCAAGAAAAAAATAATTTAAATATATTTAATGGCTTCGGTTATTGTTTTGAAAAACAAAAAACCTATACAACAAAAGGAACAGATTATTGGCATCCTGGATATGCTTGGGCAATAACAAGAAAAGCATATGAAAAAATAAATGGACTATATGATACAGGAATTCTAGGGTCGGGCGACAGTATAATTGCTATGTCTTTAATTAATAAATGTAATTCAATAACCAATATTAACTATGATAAAGACTATAATAATAGCATGTTAATATATCAAACACAAGCATCTAAATTAAGATTAGGATATACTCCTGGAATAATACGGCATTATTATCATGGTTCTAAAATAAATCGCAAATATACAGAACGATGGAAAATTTTAATGAAATTTCATTTTAGTCCATTAACACATATAACGTATGATTCTAGTGGAATAATAATTCCAACAAACGCTTTTTCACAAGAATTTAAAGATGAAATTTTAAATTATTTTAAAGAACGTAAAGAAGACGAATAATATATTTTGCCAAATAATATACCAAATAATATATTATTTAAACTATTTAAAACCATTATGTATATAAATAATATATGATGGACGCACAAGTAGAAACATTTGCTTTTCAGGCTGAAATTAATCAGTTAATGTCGCTTATTATTAATACATTTTATTCAAATAAGGACATTTTTCTTCGTGAATTAATTTCTAATTCATCTGACGCATTAGATAAAATTAGGCATCATTCTCTTACAGATAAAAGTGTATTAGAAAGCAATCCTGAAATGTATATTCATATTATTCCAGATAAAACAAATAAAACACTAACTATTTTAGATTCGGGTATTGGTATGACTAAAACTGAACTAATTACTAATCTTGGAACAATTGCTCAGTCAGGAACAAAGGGATTTATGGAGGCAATGAAAACACAAGGAGATATTAATATGATTGGGCAATTTGGTGTTGGGTTTTATTCGGCATATTTAGTAGCCGAAAGAGTTGTTGTTACTTCTAAAAATAATGAGGATGAGCAATATGTATGGGAATCTAATGCGGGCGGTTCATTTACGGTTAAAAAAGATGACACTGGAGAAAAACTTGGTCGCGGAACAAAGATTACTTGCTATTTAAAAGATGACCAACTAGATTATTTAGAAGAGCAACGTATTAAAGAATTAATTAAAAAACACTCTGAGTTTATTAATTATCCAATTAGTCTTTATGTAGAAAAAAACATGTCAAAAGAAGAAGAAGAGGAAGAAGAAGAAGAGGAAGAAGAAGAAGAGAAAGAAGAAAAAACCGGAGAAACTTGTACTAAATGTGAAGATGAACCGGAAATTGAAGAACTAGATGAAGAAAAAGAAAAGGAAAAGGAAAAGGAAAAGGAAAAAGAAAAAGGGAGCAAAATCAAAAAAACAGTAACACAAGTAGTTCATGAATTTGAATTATTAAACAAACAAAAACCTATTTGGTCAAGAAAACCAGATGAAATTACTAGCGAAGAATATGGTTCTTTTTATAAATCGTTAAGCAATGATTGGGAAGAACATCTTGCTGTAAAACATTTTTCTGTAGAAGGACAACTTGAATTTACTTCACTTTTATTTGTTCCAAAGCGCGCACCTTTTGATATTTTTGAATCAAAATCAAAAAAGCAAGGAAATATTAAATTATATGTACGTCGTGTATTTATTACAGATAATTGTGAAGAATTAATTCCTGATTGGTTAGGATTTGTAAAAGGCGTAGTAGATTCGGAAGACCTACCTCTTAATATTTCACGCGAAATGTTACAGCAAAATAAAATTCTTAAAGTAATTAGGAAAAATATTGTTAAAAAATGTTTAGAATTATTTGCTGAAATTAGAGAAAATGAAGAAAATTTTATGAAATTTTATGAACAATTTAGCAAAAATATTAAACTTGGAATTCACGAAGATAGTTCTAATCGTGAAAAACTAGCCGATTTATTAATGTTTTATAGTTCAAAATCTAAGAATAAAATGGTTTCTTTTAAAGACTATATAAATGCTATGCCCGAATCACAAAATCATATTTATTATATTACTGGAGAATCGCAAAAATCTGTAGAAAATTCTCCATTTATTGAAAGGTGTAAAAAACGAAACTATGAAGTATTATTTATGACTGACCCAATTGATGAATATTGTGTTCAACAACTAAAAGAATTTGATGGTAAATCACTTGTTTGTGTTACAAAAGAAGGATTGAACTTTGAGGAAAGTGAAGAAGATAAAAAAAACTGGCAACAATGTATTGAGGAATTTAAACCATTAACTGAAAAAATTAAAACTATTTTAGGAGATAAAGTTGAAAAAGTTGTATTAAGCCAACGTGTTGTTGATTCTCCTTGTGTATTAGTAACAGGTGAGTTTGGTTGGTCGGCAAATATGGAAAGAATTATGAAAGCACAAGCGCTACGGGATTCTAATGCGAGTTCATATATGATGTCTAAGAAAACAATGGAAATTAATCCACACCATATTATTATTAAATCTCTTAAAGAGCAGTTAAACAACGAAAATAGTAATTCATTAAAAGACCTTGTCAATTTAATTTTTGAATCTTCACTCATTGCTAGTGGTTTTAATATTGAAGACCCGGCAACATTTGTGAATCGTATTAATAAAATGATTAAGTTGGGTCTTTCTTTAGATGAAACCGAAGAAGTCATATTAGAGAAAATTAATGAAAATGAAAATGAAAATGAAACTGAAAATCAGAACATTGAACAAACAAGCATGGAAGAGGTAGATTGATTTACATTAAAATAAAGTAAAATATATAGTACAATTACATAATAATACTATATATTGCGTTTTTAATATATTAAATATTTAGGAAACTATATTACATTAGTTATGTCTTCTTCTGGAATAACATCAATAACAGAACTGCCTCGTTCCAATATACAAAATAATAATGTTCACCAAGAATATATGATGCAACAACAACCACAAAACATTGTTATGAATAAAAATGAAATAATAATGCAATCAAATAATCAAATGCCCGGAGTAATACCCAATAGTGGATATTCAACACAGAACCCAATGTCGCAAAATTCAAATAATCCAGGAATTATGGGAAATAATGTTCAACAACAGCAACCAAACTATAATGAATTAATTAGTCAAATTCAAAAAGCAGCCGCAAGTGGAACTACTGCTTTACCATCTCGAGACATACCTATTGATCCTGTAAAAGTATCAAATGATAATCAAACGCAAGCAAATTATATACCGCCTCCGCAAGTTCAAGAAAATTATATTAAGAATTATGAAACACCACAACAAGTCATAGAAGAAAATAATAAAAAAATTAACGCTGCTAATCTATATGATACTTTATTTTACGAAATGCAATTGCCAATAATAATAGCACTGCTATATTTTTTATTTCAATTACCAGCAATAAAAAAACATAGTAAAAATATGTTTCCCTTCTTATTTAAAGATGATGGCAACCCAAATTTATACGGTTTTATATTTAATAGTGTAATGTTTGCTTCAATGGTTTATATTTTATTAAAAGTACTAGCCAAATTACCCAAATAATAATAATAATATTTTAATCAGCGTACTAAAAGTAGTTAAATTATATTAATATACTTATATTTTAATCAGAGTACTATAACTATTTAAACTATATTAATATAATTATAATTTAAATAGTATTAATTAGTAATAATTAAATAAATATTATTAAATGTCTACAAATATTGATACACAAAGTGATTTATTATTAGAAAAATTATTACAATTTTATAATAGTAACAATAATTTTGATAAAATGATAAATATTATAAATGGAACGTCAAAAATATCACTTAGAATTGTAGATTGGTTTGTCACAAATTATTCCAAGAAAAACTATATTGTATATGAATTAGATAATATAAAAAATGACAGAGTTAAAGTATATAATGATTATAAACTAAAACTTAAAGCATATAGTAAGAAAAAATTCGATCCTTTTTGTCGTTGGGAACGAATAAATGTTCCTTATAAAAATGATACTTGTATTCAAACAACATTAGGACAATTAAATTTTTTCAAGTGGTGTATTGAAAATAAAATATTAGATTATATTGAAGAAAATTATAAAATTATTGAAAATGATATGAATTTAAGAAATACTTCGGCCAAAGTTAAAAATTCGTCATTAAACTCAAATACATCAACAACATCATTAGAAAGTACTGATTCTTATTCGTCAAACAATTCAATTAGTTCAAACAATTCAATTAGTTCAAATAATTCAATTAATACAAATAAGACTCGTAAAAAACGAGAAGAACTTTCAAGCAACGCATCAAAATCAATTAAAAAAGAATTCATAATTACAACAGTTGAATTTAATTAAACATAACTATAAACATGTTATAGTGTATGTTATTATATAATAACATTTCGTTATTTATAATATTATAAAGAAACAATTTATATTAATTATGGGCAATAATAATAGTATTAATAAAGTCAATTTTGAATATATTCAAAAATGTATAAATTATGGAAACGAAAAAGTGCTATTAATTAATACAATGGATTATAGCAAACAAGATTGTTTGATAAAAAATTCAATTCATGCTTCAAAAGAAGAAGAAATATTAAATAATTGTTTAAAAAACAATAAAACTGTAAAAATTGTAATATATGGCGAAAATTGTACGGATAATAGAGTTATTGTTAAATATACACAATTATATAAATTAGGTTTTGTTAATTTGTATGTATATATTGGGGGTTTATTTGAATGGTTATTATTACAAGATATATATGGAGATGAAGAATTTCCTACTTCATCAAAAATTATAGATATTTTAAAATATAAAGGGACAAGCGCGAGTAGTTATATTAGTATAAAAAATAATATATAATATACAATTTTTATAATATATTTTTATAATATATTTTTTATAAATTATAATATTAGAGTTTTTATTATATTAATTTTATAAATTATTATAATAAATGGACATTAATTTTATATTATTGGATTTAGAAGTTATTAAACAGTTAGAAGATAATGATAAATTAGGAGTGTTAACCTTACCTGGTTCGACTAAATTATGTGTTGATGCTTTTGGTTATACAAGTTCATTAACCCGTTGGTATAATAATTTTAATAGAGAAACAAGTATAGTCTATTTAGAACAACTAACAAATAATATAGAAAAAATAAGCGATTTCATAATTAGCGGACAACACAACGAAGAAGGAGAAATAGTAAGAGAGGCAATTAATAACGCATTAAGCGGATTAGAAAAATTACGAATAACATATATTAGTGATTCAATTATTGCCGCGCGGATTACTTTAATTATTAATAAATTGAAAAATTTATCTAAAAATTTAAAAAATTTTACAAATAATACATACAATTTTATTAATGAAATTGAAAACGCAAATAACGCAAATAACACTAATGCTAACGCGAATGTTAATGTTAATAATTCAATAACACCTATTCAATAATATTTATTAATTAAATAATGACATTATATAGTTAGTTCAAAATTTTTTAATACAAACATATATTCCTCTTCAATTTTAGTATAATGATTTAAACCATTAATAATAGTCCAACTAATAATATAATTGGATTCTAATAATTTTGAGCATTTTATTTGAAATTCTAAATTATAGACATCATCTTTGTTTCCACTAAAAAAAAATATGGGAGTAGTATTATTAGTTTTTAAATTTATATACTTATACATATAGAGAGATTTAATACAAAATAATCCTCCTAATGGTTGGGGTAGAAACTTTAATATATTAAATAATAATGTCCCTCCTTGTGAAACACCTACTATAAATATATTTTTATAACTTTTTAAAATTGCGGCTTCATTATTTATAATAGACACAATTTTTTGTGTTTGTAAATTAAAATCATCACTATTTATTTTATCCAATTTATTTAAATTGTTATAACAAGTATAATAATTATACCATGATTTAACATTATATTGTTTATTATTTGGATAATCAATGTCCATACATGGAGACTCTGGCAAAATAAATTTAATATTATTAGTATTTGCATGATTATTTTTAAAATACTCAATATAATCATTAAAGTATGTAGAATCCGAGAACATAGGATGTAGCATTATAAAAGTATATTTGTGTTTTTTTATACTATTAATATGTATATTATTAATATACATAATATTACATAATAATACATAATATTTTATGCATAAACATTACATTTTTTAGTTGGTTTTTTCACATAGTCCTGTTATTTTATTTCTTCGTGTGCCATTAGGGCATCGTTTATAATTCACTTTTTGCTTTGATGTTTCATTTTCTTTTTTATTAGCATTAGTTTTATTTGGTTTTAATAAGTTTTGTTTTGCTTTTTCTATCCACCATGCGTATTTCTTGGGATCATCTTTCTCTAAATCAGTAAACAATTCCCAAGTCATAATTTCAATTCTATCTTCATCTACATCGCGCCCCATGTCTATAATCGCTTGTTTTACCTTTGATTTATTGAATTTACCAAAGAGGCGTGCTGCTTCATCTTTTATTTTAGCTTTTTGTAAGACTTGTAATTTTCGTCGCGTTTTGCGTCCTCTAAAAATTGACTGAATTTTAGTTGCCTTTTTATTTTTTAAACTTCTGTTACTTAATGAATGTGGTGATGGCATTTATAACATAGCAAAATATTATATTTTACTATATTATAGTTTTATTTATTTTAGGCTAAATATTTAATTATTTTAGGCTAAATATTAATCTATTAATATTCAGACACAGGTTTAATTTCTAGGCTTTTGTCTCGCTGTGACAACTTTTTTTTTGTCTTGGCAATCTGTTTTGTATGATGTTTATCGCTTAGGTCGCACCATACATGATAGGCCATAGTCTTAATATTATCTTTATCAACATCGCGAGCCATTTTATTAATCGCTTGTACAGCTTTCTTTTTAGTAGCTTTACTATTACAAAAAAGATGCTCGGCTTGTTTTTCGAGTTTTTCTGCTTCTAATTTTCGTCGCGTAGCATATTCTCTATAAGTTCTCTGAATCTTAGTAGCTTTTTTATTTTTTAGACTTATATTACTTGTAGTACGTCGTGGAAGGATTTGTAATGTAGATAGACTTTTAGATAATCGACTAGTCAAATTTGATAAACTTAATGGTGATGGCATTCATAATATAATAAAATATAAAAATCTTAAAAATTAAATTAATATTTAACTGCTTTCTTTTGCGTTGCTTTTTTCCTGTTTTTTCCTGCTATTGATTTTTTTATAATATCACTTTCTGTAATGTATGTAAGTTGCTTAATATTTGGATTACGCAGTCCGTGTGTTGTAACGCCTGTTGTAAATAGTTCTTTCACCAATGTAGTGTCTGGGATTGCTATATGAATAGCATGTCTAGTTTCGTTAGAAAACTTTATTATTTCATTTATTTTTTTTACTATGTAATCTATAGTAACAGACATTTAATAATATACTATATAAAAAAAATTTATAGAATAAAATTAATTACAATGTTAAACAATTAAAAATATATTAAAAAATAGATATTACAAAAATATATTTAAAAGATTACTAAGTTTATAAAATAATAAAATCATACACTTTTTTTGTTACTTCATCGTAAAAATTATTGTCTATAAATTGGCTTGTATTTGTTTCTTCATTTCCGTCAATGACTAATACTAACCCTTCTTCAATAGCAGTTTGGTTATTTAACCATATATCATGATAATGATGACAATCTTTTAAATATTGAATTGGTATAGTTTCCCCAAGACGACCCCGTTGTTTTACACGCAATTCACAAATCTCAGGACACGTTCTAATATAAACTATTTTTAAATCTTGAAAAATAGTTTGAAACTCATTAAACAAATTCAAATAAATTATATATTCAATAAGACTCATTTTTTTAGAATCATATAGACTTTTTGCGAATACAAATTTGTCTGTATAAACGGAGCGTTCGCTAATAATAACATCGTAATTTTCTTTTAGTGCTTCTTTCAATAAAGACAAACGACTAGTATATGCCATTACTTGAAACGCAAAACTGTAGCGCTCATTATTTTCATAAAAGTGCGTAATAATACTTTTTCCATTAGCATCTCCAATTGATTCCCAAATTGAAACAGGTTCTTGTAAAAAGCAGATTTTACAAGTATTGTTTTTTGAAGCGCAATAATTAGCCAGATTTTTTTCCAAATAACGCATAATGCTTGATTTTCCAGAACCAATATTTCCATCAATTGATATAATCAGAGGTGCCATTAGAATGTATATAGTTTTATGATGATTTGTTTAAAATAAAATTTATAACCTAATCAATTTTAATTTGTTAAAAACTAAAATATTATACATAATTACGTAACCAATCTTCGGCTAAGAATTTGGCATCATCACTATAATAAAATTTAATTAATTTACGTAGTCTCTGTGTTGGTTCGCTATTTAAACGTTCATCTGATAAATCTGTATCTCGTGTAGTAATTTTTTCCCAACTGTCTCTAAATTTCTGTAAATTCTTTATTAACTCTTCGCGCGTCATTGAACTTATTGGTTTGGTTAGTGGTTCATACATTCCCCTATAATTAGTAATTGGTTTACTAATCCTATCCTCAATGATTTTTGTTGCTTTTTTTTGTTGGGCTTCATCTAATAAATTATAAATTAATTTTAAATCATTACTTTCGATTGTTGAACCACTCAATCTAAATAAACCTTGGGCCATCTTTTCTTTTGAACCTCTTGTTGTTACATTATGTTTTTTAAGTAGTTGTCTTAATTTATCTACTGAAATGTCATATTTTTTGCTTTTATGAATAGTATATTTTTTAGTTTTATTTTGATTATTTCCTTGATTGTTTCCTTGATTATTTCCTTGATTGTTTGTCTTTTTTGTTTTATTCACTTTAGACCACCGCTTACTAGTTTTTGTTTGTATTATGACCCACATATTACCATCATTGCCTTGCTTCTTTGTTCCTAAAGCAAAGTTATTAGCACTTTCTTGTGGTGCTTTTCTAGTTGGCATTATATATTATATTTTATATATTATATATTATATATTTAATATATAAAATAGAAAATAGAAATTTAAAGAAAATTGTATACTAAAATAATTATTAAACAATAGTATTTAAATATTTATTAACTTTATTAGTAAATATTTAATAATTACTTTAATAATGGAGTTTATTATTAGAGAAAATATTATTCCTTTTACAAATATAAACTTGGCATTATTTGCTTTATGTTATTTTAAACCTTATAATATTTATATAGATTATGATTATTTATATAGTATTAACTATTGTTGGAATTATGTAATTTTTTTTACATTTCACGGAGCATATTTTATAGATAATACAACTTTTAAGAGAATGGCTATTAGAAAAAGAATATCGTTACCCATTTTTCATATTGGAAATATGATTCTACATAATTTACCATTTGTATATGTTAACATTTATATACCCGAGAACGTTACATTGTATCATTCGTTGTTAGGATGTTTAACTAATTTATTATGGTGTTATTGGGCAACATTTGGAACATTTGATATTGAACATGTATATGTATATATGAAAAAACAGCAACAAATTAAGTTATATATAATAAATATAACTTCCATATTTTATGTCCCATTGATTTATCATATTAGTAAAAATATAAGAAATAGTTTACTATCTTAAATATTACTAAGTAAATAATTAATCAATTAATATTATTTAAATAATTAATAATATTATTAATTATTTATGAAGTTTATTATTAGAGAAAATATTATTCCTTTTACAAATTTTAACTTAGTATTATTTGCTTTATGTTATTTTAAACCTTTTACTAATTATGTAAGTTATGATTATTTATATAGTATAAACTATTCTTGGAACCATATAATTTTTTTTACATTTAATGGAGCATATTTTATAGATAACACTAGTTTTAAAAGAATGGCTATTAGAAAAAATCTTTCGCTTCCTAGTTTTCATATTATGAATATAATTTTACATAACTTACCATTTATATATGTAAACGTTTATATACCTACTAGCTTTACATTATATCATTCATCGTTAGGATGTTTAATAATGTTATTATGGTGTTATTGGGCAACATTTAGAACATTTGATTTTGATTACATTTATGTATATATGAAAAAACAGGATCAAATTAAGTTATATATAATAATTATAAGTTCCATATTTTATGCTCCGCTGATTTATCATAGCAATAAATATATAAGAACTGTTTTACTATTAATGTAAAAAATAATATAAAGACTATTTTACGTATTAAATTAATAGGTTATAGCAATCTATTCATTTTTAAGCATTGGTGCCCGAGTGGTCTAAGGGGTGCGACTCAAGTTCGCATGGCTTCGGCCTCGTGGGTTCGAACCCCACCCAATGTAAAATTTATTTTTTTTTGTTTTATAAAATATTTTTATGAAATATTTTATAAAAAAATAGTTATTATTTTATAGAAATCAACACAACTTAAGATTTTTTAATTATTTATTTGTAATCAAGAGTTAATATTTGATTGACGTCTTAGTGGAGGTGGTTCGTTGTTGCGAGCACTTGGAGGTGGTGTGACATAAGATTGTGTGCGTTCAACTTGTGTAAACGCAGTTGCCATACTACTTTTTTGCCTATTTACAACATTTCCAACAGACCTATATGCTGACATACATTCTTCTTGTGTTTCACTATAATTAATAGCATGAGTTGGTAAAATACCAATTTTGGATGCTTCAAAAATAGCGTCTTGATTAGCACCTAAGTAAACTAGCTCAATATTATATGATTTTTGTGCGCTGCTAATAAGTTTTTTAAGAGAATCCACATTAAATTTTGTACTACAATTTTCACAACCATCTGTAGCAACATAAATTAAACACTTGTCATAACATTTTGGATCATGAAGTTTTTTCTCCATAAAATAAGTTAGCGTAGAACCAATAGCATCATATAATGCTGTTTGTCCTCGTGGGACATATTGTCTAAGTTCAATTGGTCTAACCTGTGTAATATTTAATGATCGAATTAACATTTTTTCTTCATGATCAAATAATTTAATAGATACATTTACTTGCTCATTTGGTTTTAAATCTTGCTTAATAACTTCAAGTGAAGAGTTTACTCCACCAATAGTATCTTGTTCTTTACCATTCATGGAACCTGAGCGGTCAATAATAGCAACAACTTCTTGAGTAAATGATGCCATAATAGTAGTGTTTTAATATAATTTAAATAATTATTTTTAAATCAATTTTTTTTTGTTTGTTTTAATATTTGTAATAAAGAAAAATTATTAGGCTAAAAAAAATTGATTAATTATTTATTTTTATAATACTCAATATATACTATATAATGCTAAAGCAGCAAATGCTTATTGAGAAAACTAATTATGAACCCCATCTTAATATTGAATTACTTACAGGAGCATTTATAGAAAATAAATTTAAAAATATATGTGCAACAACTATTTATCAGGCTTATGTTAATGAAAGTTTAATAATTGAATATTTGAAATATAGACAGGCCGCAGATCCTCAAACATTTACTGATATAACATTTACTATAGATTTGCCATTTGTTAAAGATTATATTGAACATATAAAACATGTTTGTATAACTTGCGAAGACATTCCTGTAATAACTTATGTATATAATACGCTATTGCGCGAACCAGGAGATAGGGAACTGTGGCCACACGATGAAGCCTCATTAATCCTTGATAAAATACATTGCTTCTTTGATATTGATGAAAACAAGTTAGCAAATGAATTAGTAGAAGTAATAAGTGAAATTTATTATAATACATTGTTTTAAGGCATAAATCAAATTGCTTAAAAAAATGATAATATTAATTATAAAATATTTTTTTATTAAATAAAACAATAACAATTTTTAGAGCAATAATAAAATTTGCTTTGTTTTTTATAAAAATCGTGCTGTAGTTTATATTTTTTATTGCACACATGACATTTTATGTTTGTTAAATTATTGACTATGTATATTATATCATCATTTAAGAGTACTATTTTAAATGTAGAATTTTTTGTTTTTAATTTTAAAAACATTACAAAAATAATAGTAAAAATATATTTATATAATTTTTGTAATGTATTATGTAGCAAATTTTTCTTCTATTTTTTTTATAAATAGTTCTAAATTTGTGTTAAATAATGTTACATTTGAACATAATGCTTTTAATGTATTTCTTTTAGTGCCTGATTTTTTATCGTATATTAAATAATATTTATGCGCTTCTGTTTCGTGTTTTTTTATAGTAATATATTTTGGCAATATTATTGGATTTTTTTTGTTTTGTAAAATATTTTCTTTAATATGTTCATCTTTTACAACATGTGTTTCATCTTTAATTTGTTCATCTTTAATTTGTTCATTTTTAATTTGTTCATCTTTAATTTGTTCATCTTTAACTTGTTCATCCTTATTATTTATTTCATATTCTTCTTCTATAATTAATAACATTTTTTTTATTTCTTCCAATTTTTCTAATATAGTTATTTTATTTGATTTAGATGATACATATAATTTATTATTTATATTGTGAGGGTGTTTTTCTATTTTAAAATATTCTCTATAGCATTTATTTTTTTGGTCATAACATTCTTTATAATAATTAACATAAATAGGTAAATCGCATTGTTCAATGTGTTCTGGTAATTTTACGGCATTATGCTTTCTTTCTCTCTTAACTTCTTCTTTTGTTATAATAATATTTGATAAATCATTCATTTATATTAAAATAATACATTAAAATAATACATTAAAATATAACAGATTTTGTTAAATATAACCAAAAGAAAATTCCAACAAATGCTTTGGCAGTCAAATCTAACATATTATATCCTAGCATTTTAGTTGCTTCATTAGCATGATAAAATACTCCATACAAAGACCACAAACCTATATATAACCAAAATATTACTTTAGATTGATATGTTGTTTTTGAAGATGTCATAAAAAGTTTCCAAATTGTGCTAAATGTTAAAAAAAAGAATATAAAACCTATAAAGTTGGCTAAACCCCTGTTTAATAAACCTGTTTCCCCACTATATCCAAAACCCAACATTAAAAAATTAAAAAATATAACTAATAAAAATGGTTTAACTCTAACTGGAATTTTATTTTCATACCCTAATACCATAGAAAGGGCCAATAACATAAGCGGAGTAGTAATTACCCAATCAGAATAACGCATATTATTAATTTTTTCTATAGGAATAGTATCAACAGAGTTGTTATTTTCTTTTTCATCTTTTTTATCTTTTTCATCTTTTTTATCTTGTGATTTATTTATTTCGACTATAAATAATCCATAAAAGTAACTAGCAATAACCGAAACACATGTTTCTAAATTTAAAATATGACGAACTTGCGGAATGGGACTTCGTAATGCTTCAATAAATGTAATTACTGTGGTAGTAATCAAAAAAATATATGTAATATAAAAACTATTTATGACTAACGACGTTTTCATAGTAGTGCTTATATATTTACAAATATATTATTTAAAAGCATAAAAGATAAAAAAAGTTTTATTTTTTATATAAATTATAAAACTTTTTCTAAATATTAATAATTTAGAAAAATATTTAATTCGAGTAAGCTAGACCACCCATACCCGACATAATGCGGAGAACATTGTAGTTAACAGCATAAACTCTGACTTTAGCAGTGCTTACACCCGAAACAGTGGCATTGGATAACACTAACTGTAATGTCGCATTATCAATTCGCGAGAAATTGCATGTTCCGGATGGTTGATGCTCCTCTGGTCTTAGGGCAAACGAATAAACATTAATACCGGTGTCTGGTGCGCGAGTGTGGTGCTGGAAAGGTTGAACCAAGTCGAAGTATGTGCCTTCACGCTCAGAGAATCTGTCTTGGCCATTTAATTGTAATTTGGCAACAACAACTGGATTTTCACCCCAGCAATGCATGTCTAACGCAGTTTCAGCTAAAACGAAGGTTCCCGCGTCCGAAACGCCCGAGTCTGTGCTGTTAGTGACACCACCCCACGCGCTCGCGGCTGTTCCAGAAGTTGTAACATCATTGGCAAATGGATCTTGGAACATTCCACTGGCATTAATAAACGCATTGCTAGTAGCACCGGATGAAGATATAGCATTTTTACCGCCAAACGCATGAACAGCATTTGGTAAGGCATCAAAAGCATCGGTGTAGTTAAAGGGTTGAGCACCTAACAATCTATTTAAATCAGTTGATTTGGCTACCGACGAACAATAATCAACATTCGCATCTGGTTGAACAACCCAGATTAACTCTTTGCAAGGATGATTTAAATTTAATTTGATTTTATTTGACGATGAACCAACCGATTCATCGCCAGTGAACTGTAATTGTTCAATTAAATATTCGTGTGGGTTTTGGGCCATGCGCCTACGTTCATCTGTGTCTAAGAAAATGTAATCAACAAATAAAGACGCGGCGGCTAGCGATTGTTTGTATGCGTTATTAACTTTTTCACCAGTTCCGTCAAGTTTATCTACGGCCCATAAGCACTCTTCAATGTTGCGAATATCTAAATTGATTTTTACTTCGTGGTATTGTAAAGCAATTAAAGGTAGTGCTAAACCAGGATTGCGGCAAAACCAGAACTGTAGTGGAACATATAGGGTTGTTTCGGGGAGCGCTCTGCGTGGAGCACAAACTTGACGAATACCATCAGCCGAGCAAGGACCATCAACTTCGGCAAAATCTGGGTCGCAAATGTAGGTTAATTGGGTAGTATTACCAATCATTTTGTAGTATCCACGTTCTTGTTCTTTTGATAGAGTTAATTGGCACCATATATGCATCCAATCACCATATTGACGGTCAATTCGTTGGCCACCAATTTCAACTTCAACCTGTGAAATTAACTGCTCACCTGGGAAATCTAACCATCTGGCATATACATCTGTAGTTCCTGTGGTATTTAATCCTTGACCGATTTCAGGAAGAGTAATCTGTAAGTAAGTGCGGTAAGCTAAATCACCATTGCGCGAAATAGTGCATGTAACTCTGCGACCGAAATCTGCTTGACCGTTGAAAGTTTGTTCAATTGATTCCATCGCAAAGTTGGTATGCCTACGGTAAGTTACTTTCCAGAAGGTAATTTGAGGATTACCTGTTAAATAAACATCTTGAGCGCCATAGGCAACTAATTGCATTAATCCACCAGCCATTTTTTTATAATATTCCTAAAGAAAATAATTTTTTTAAATTTAATTTAATTAATTTAATTAATTTAATTAATTTATAAAAAATTATATTAAATAATTTAATAATTTAATAATTTAATAATTAAATATATTAATATATAAATTTTTATTGCTCTAAAAATATAATCTTAAGTAAATGAAAAAATTTAATGCTATTAAAACTACATTGGATAGCAAGCATAATGAAATAATAAAATCTTTCAAACATAATGATGAGGTAGTTATTCCTAAACACTTAAAACAAATTGATAAACTTGAATTGTTGTTAAATAAATCAAAAAATAAATTAGAAATATTAGAAAATATTAATAAACATAAAAATCTAATAAAATCACTAAAAAATAAAGAAAAGAATTATTATTTAAATAATTCTAAATATATATTTGATTATTTTGAAAATAAAAAGAATATATCTACTAATGATACATTTGAAAATTCTGATAAAAATAATATAGTAAAGCAATTTTTTTCATTAAATATTTCAGACGAATCAAATAATACTATAAATTTTGAAACAAATAATGCTAAAATAACAGATGAAAATTATATTAAAACAAACAATAACAATTCAATAGATAAATACTTTAATAATATTGATTCTAAATACTTAAATTATGATAAATTTATTTACCCATCAGATATATGTAATTTATGTAAAAAAGGGGAAATGGTTTATGTAGAAAGTGAAGGCATGTCTATATGTAGTAATTGTTCCAATAGTATTAAATATTTAATTGAAATAGATAAACCTTCTTATAAAGAACCCCCAAAAGAGGTATGCTTTTACGCGTATAAAAGAATAAATCATTTGAAAGAAATATTAGCACAATTTCAAGCAAAAGAAAGCACAAATATACCCGACGAAGTATTTGAAAATATTAAAAATCAAATAAAAAAAGAACGCATAAGTCTTAATGAATTAACAAATAAGAAAACCAAAGAAATATTGAAAAATCTAGGATACAATAAATATTATGAACATATTCCATTTATAAAAGATAAATTAGGAATAAGACCTCCAATAATGAGTGCGGAATTAGAAGAAACATTATGTAACTTATTCATGGAATTACAAAAACCATATTCAAAATATTGTCCAAAAGATAGAGTAAATTTTTTAAACTATTATTATACATTATATAAATTGTGTGAATTGTTAAATGAGCGCAGTTTTTTGCCTTATTTTCCTATGTTAAAAGACCGAGAAAAACGCATAGAACAAGACCAAATATGGAAGAAAATTTGTGAAGATTTAGGTTGGAAATTTATTCCTATACCTTAATCATGTTCATAATTACAATAATACAAAGTTTTGAAATTATGATTACATTTTTTATATTTTTTTATTAATGTCTTCTTGTTTTTCTTTTGGGTGTCTTAGGTCTTCTTAATTGTCTTCTAGATTGTCTTCTGCCACCAATAGGAACACGACTCTTCCTAAGACTATCTTTGGTGTGAACGCCTGTTTTCCTTTGGGGGGGGTCATCTCTATAAAGAACAGTTTGGGGACGACGACTATAACGAGGATAACCATAAAACTTGTTAAGAGCTCTTCTAAGACTATCTCTGGTGTGAAATCTTTCTGGTTCCCTTGGGGAGGGGTCATCTTCAAAAAGAGGAGTTTGGGGACGACGACTTTCTCTAAGACTCTGTTCGGTGAAAAATCTTTGTTTTGGGGGGTCAGTGGTTTCGAGCGGAGCATAGCTATTGGCGTAGCCTTTTGGGGCATAACCATTTTCAATACCGTTGCTCATTTGATATATATAATATATATAAAATATATATATAAAATTATTCTACAAAAATAATAGTCTAATTGTTTTCCTAAACTAGATGTTTTTTAATTATTATTATACATTACATAAATTAAATATATAAATGATTATAAAATGATATGTTAGTACAATAGTTAGCAAGTGAAGTTAATAAAATAGTTATTAGTAAAATTTAATTTATTAATCATCAAACTCCAGTCCTGTTAATAATCCGCTAAAAATATTGATTATGTCTAAATAGTAATCTAAGGATGCTGTTATAAAGTCTCCGCTATAATTTCTTTGTAATATACTATTAGTATCATACACAATATATATTGAAAATAGTACTAATGAACCAATAACTATTATTTTTGTTAAAAACGAAGATTCAACAATAAAAAGTTGGACTATAGAAACAATGATTAAAAATAAAAGAGCAAAGAACAAACCTAAACCAAATTGCAAACCTAATTTAATACCACTGGCAATTAATGCCACTCCAAACGCAAACATAGTAACAAAAATACTAGCCGTTCCGACTAAAGCACTTTTGACAATACCGGGATCTACTCCTGATTTTCTATATCCTAAAATTACACCAAAAGCGCTTGAAAAAATAGAAAATAATATAAATTTTAACCATGGAGGCATAGTAATAAATGCCAAAATTAAAATTACTACAATTACTACAATATAGGCCCCAATAAGTTTGCTATTAAATTTTTTCTTACCGTCTTCTTCCTCTATTTTAACATTTTCACTTACATAATAAGTAATATAAAGTTGGGATAGTAAAGTTGCTAAAATTAGCGCAAAAAATCCTTTTTTTTCACTTATTAACTTAAATAATTGCGTTAAATTATTGTTTTTAAAAATTGATTTTTTATTTTTATTTGCTAAATTTGATTTGCTAGAATTCATAGATTATTTTTATAATATAATAAAATATTATTTTATTATATAATATAATATAATATAATATAATATAATATATGCCTTCTCAAACACGGAGTTCATCGCGACTAAGAAGTTCGGCAGCTAAAAAAATTCAAGCCAGATTTAAAAGTAGAAAAAGAAAAATACAAAGACAAAGGTCAAGTGCAACACGAAAAATACAGTCACTATTTAGAGGTAACAAAATTAGAAAATCAATAAAAAAAATAGACTCTTTAAGTCCAAGAACAAAACTCATTACACAAACAAAAAAATCATTTAAGGATAATCTAAAATTAATGAGATTAATGCAAAGAGCGCGTAAAATTCAGTCAAGAGTTCGGGGAAGACAAACTAGAAAAGTAATAAATAGAGAAAAAAATACTAGTACAACAGTTCATGATTGTTCAATATGTTTTGAACCTATGACTAAAGATGTTCGTATTGCATTACCTTGTGGACATAGATTTCACGACTACTGTATAAGGCGTTCATTGACTAGCACTAATGGAACTTGTCCAAGGTGTAGGAGTGTTGTAACTAATATACCATATGTACCAGAAGGAAGAGCAAATCGAACATTTGGTAATGTTCCGCTTTCACAACAGCAACCACAAGCACCTCCAACACCACCACCAATATTAGATCCAACACAACGAAGACAATACATATTACAACGGTCGCGAGAAATTGAAATGCTAGAACAACGATTAGCACAACTACCCGACCCGAGAGAAATGCCAAATATAACTTTAAATCAAGCATTACATATTCAACATAACGCACGCCAACTTGTAACTGAAATACGAAGCATATTTTATGAAGCTTCTGAAAATTATCAGAACTATAGAAATGTTAGAATAAATGGTAACCCAATTGACCAAGATGTTACTACTATGTATTATAGAGCGCAAGATTTATTACATCGCGCGCAAGTGCTTAGGAATAATGCTACGCAAATTGTAGATGAACTTGGTGATGGTGAAATTCCTGATCTTATCTAATATTATTTTATTTTCATATTATTTTTATTTTCATATTATTTTATTTTCATATTACTTTATTTTTATATTATTATGTTGCTATAACATAATAACATAATATGAGCAATACACAAAAAAATAAGAAAAATCATAATACTAACAATTATGATTTAGTAATAATTGGCGGAGGCATTTCAGGTATTTACACTTTATATAAATTGTCAAGCAAATATCCACAACTAAAAATTCTATTATTAGAGTCTAGTGAGCGTTATGGTGGGCGAATAGTTTCTTATAAAGAAACTATAGACGGCGAAGAATATATTATGGATTTAGGTGCTGGACGATTAGGACATCATCATAAACTTATAAATAATTTAATAAATGAACTTGGTCTAAAACCTAAAATTATTGACATACCCAATACTAAAACATATATAGAAGTGTCAGAAAATAATAGTGCTTGTGACAAAACAAATTTTAAAGATAGCATTATGACCAAATTAACAAAGTTTTTCTTAAGTCCATTGGTTTCCAAATTAGGCAAGTCAATACTACAAAAATTTTATGTAAGTGAATTAATAAAAAAATATATGTCACTTTCATTTTTTCAAAAAGTGGTTTCTGTATTTGAATATTCTTCAGATTTAAACGAATTTAATGCTTATGATGCTATTGAATATTTTAAATATGATTATAATAATGAGTCAAAATTTTTTACACTAGTTGGAGGACTAGAGCAAATAATAGAGAATATGTTGGTTGTTATTAAAAAAACAAAATCTTATAAATCAAAAAATATAAAGTTATTGAATCTCTCTAGTGTTGAAAATATAATTAAAAAAAATACTAATTTATTTAAAATAGTAGTAAATAATTATAACAAATCAAAAGTTTATAATGTTTATTCTAAATATGTAATATGTGCTCTACCTAAACAAAGTTTGAAAAAATTAGACTTATTTAAACCTTTTTTGAGAGATTTAAATTCAATTAATTCTATAAATTTATTGCGAATATTTGAAATTTATAATAAAACAAACGGTGAAACATGGTTTAAAAATGTAAAAAAAACAATTACAAATAGTCAGGTTCAATTTGTAATTCCTATTAATCCAAATAATGGACTAATAATGAGTAGTTATAGTGATTGTGCTAATGCGAGATTTTGGAACTTGTTGCGCGCTAAAAAAGGAATTACTTATGTTAAAAACATACTAAATATAAAACTAAATCAATTATTTAGTATTTATAACATAACAATTCCGCCCAGCAAATACATAAAAATGTATTTTTGGGATGCAGGTGTGGCGTGTTGGAAAAAAAATGTAGATTCTGATTATTTAAGTTTAAAATTATTAAATCCATTACCTAATGTTTTTATTATTGGAGAGAATTATTCTAAATATCAAGCGTGGTGCGAAGGAGCATTAATGACATCTGAAAATTGTATTTCCAAATTAGATACTATTTTATTGAGACCTATGAATATAAACACTTTAAAACATACACGCAAATTGGGCGGTAAAAAATTTAGTAGGCGCAATAAAAAAATCTTTACATTGGGCGAAGTTCAAAAACATAATACTAAAAAAGATGCTTGGACAATAATTGAAAATAAAGTTTATAATATTAGTAGTTGGATTCCAAAACATCCTGGAGGAGAGATTATTATGAAAGCTATTGGAAAAGATGCCACACAACTTTTTATAGAACATGGTCATCCTAGTTATGTAAAAAAAACTATTTTACCAAAATATTATATTGGAAATCTTAAAAAATAATATAGTTTTATATAAAATATAAAATGGGAATACTAACTTTGCCAATGAAATATGTCAATATATTACACATTTTAGTTATAGGTGCTTCATTGGTTTATATTGGTTATTTTCAAAATAAGTCAGCAAAACCAATATATTATTTATTAGGATTATTGGGATTAGCAATTGTATTCTTTGTTCCATTTCCTAACTTAGACTTTACAAATATGAGAAACTTACTTTACATTGCTCATTATATATTATTTATTCCAGGATTTTTAGCATTGGCCTATTTTGGATTACAACAAAAAATAAGTAAAGAAACATATAGCACATTAGGATTTGTTGGAGCATTTATTATTATTTATCATTTATATAAATTAATAGTGCGAATTAGCAAAATAGCCAAATAATATTTTCTTAATATATTTGCATAATATATATGCGTAGCACAAGAAAACTTGGTAAACAAGTTAAAAAAAAGCATAAATCAAAAAGACTTGGGCAAAAAAGACTGGGAAAAGGTCCTGAAGACGAAGTGCCATTTTTACTTAAAGAAATGTTAGATGCTACCAGTTTAAGTAGTCATAATCGAAATTTTAATGAACAAATGCTTGTATCACAAATACTTCAAGATGTTCCTAGAGCATATGTAACAAGAGCGTTAGAAAACGCGCCTTATAAGAAGGAAGTGCGCGAACGACTTAGTAAAAGATTTAAACAAACTGCTAAATCACGTGCTATGGTTGATAAGATAGTGAATGCTATTCCAATAAGACTTATGACAATTGAGAGAAAAAAACAACCTTTACTAAAAGAACTAAAAATAGCACAAGCAGCATTAGATGCTCATATAGTAAAGTCTCAACAAATTCATGATCGCAAAGAGCAGCTCTATAATGAACTTGGTGTTCTAGAAGCGGAACAAGACGAACTTGAGAAAGTTATTAGGCATTCCAAATTAGATAAATATGTTGATTTAAAAAAGAAATACGATGAACTTAATAGAAGTCAAAGCATGTTGAAACGCTTGAGCGCTCCTTTAATCAAATTAAGACTTGAAACAATGCGTTTTGGTCCTAGAGGTAAACTTTATGCTCTTATAGATAAAATAGAAAAATTAAACCAAATTTATACTAAAGCAAACGAAGACAGTATTACAGCATACAAGGAAGAAGATAGACTAACACTAATAGTTAATAATTTAAAAACTCAACTGGAAAATTTGGAAGATTTGGAATTTTAAGAGAGAGCTAACGATCTAAAAATTAAAGTTTTCTATATATTATAATTTATTAATAATTTATTATAATATTATAATATGCCAGGAACACAAAGACTTAATACAATAAATATAAGAAGATAAGAGTTAGCAACGCGAAGAAGAGAATTAGAAGAACGTTTAATACCGTTAAGATTACGACTAACTGACCTTACTAATGCTGTAATCTTAGCACGTAATCGCGTAAATACTGATTGGAACCGAGCTCAAGACGCACGAATTGAAACACATGATCGAGAAATTCTTATAACTAGAGGCTTGAAACAAACTAATTTAGGAATTGCAATTAGAGAGGAAGAGCATAAAAGAAGACAACACTATGATAATAATACTATGGCAAGTGATGCTTTTAGACAAGCCACAGCAAGACTCACAAAACTTAATAAAAGAAGGGAAAATAAAAGACGTAGTCAATTAAATGCTTTAAGAGAAGAAAAAGAAAGAACTGAAAGAGAGTTTATTGCTTCAAGAGACGCACATGCTTTACTAAAGAGTGAATTAGATTCTTTAACATATACACTAAGACAATTAGAAACTGCTCTTAGTGCTGTAGTTGATGAAGAAGCCAGGTTAAATTTAGGACGCGGTAAAAAACAGCATCGTTCTACATATAAAAAAATAAGAAATAGTACTAATTATTACAGGAATTCTCTCAAAAAGTTATAGACATAGTAGAAAAATTTACACTAATAATAAATTTGAAATAAAAACAACAAAAAATTAACTAAGAATTGTTTATAATTAAATTATCTCCATTTGGGATATCCAGGTGGTCTATATCTTGTTGTATATGTCATTCTTTCCATATTCCACCTGGGTTGATCTTTATCAGAACGAAATTCTTCATAACTTTTAAACCCCTGAGGCAGGACATTTTTATTGCCTTGTTCTATGCGTGATAACATATGTTGAATTGTAGAAATAGTTTGTTTAGTATGATACGCTTCTAAATGTAAATCATTAAGCATTGGATCGCGATAGTTATATTTTTTACCCTTACTACGTGTTCCTGTAGATGGACCATCTACACCTGCCATTTCAAGTTGATTTATTAAATCCTGTTGTTGGCGTAATATTTTTTTATTAAGTACAAGTGCTTCTCTCAAACGATATATATATATAGTTTCGGCAGGTATATACGAAAATATATGCGATGGAAGTGATGGATCTCCCGGTTTTCCAGGTTCAACAAATTCTTGACCATATGTTCTTAAATGGACATCATTTAACTTTTTAGAAAGCAAATCAGAAACTGCTTGCTCATAACCTTTTGCGTTAAGTTGCCTTCTAGATTTTAGTTTTTTTCTTAAATTTCTTCGTTGTCCAACTTTTCTGGTTTTTGCCATATTATAATATATTGTAATATTTTATAATATATTGTAATATTTTATAATATATTGTAATATTTTTTAAAGTATTTCTAAAATATTGTTATTTTATAATACATTATAATATTTTATAATATATTGTAATATTTTTTAAAGTATTTCTAAAACATTGTTATTTTATAATACATTATAAAACCACTCACTAAAGCAAAACTTTTTATAATGTTGTGAACCGTTCTTAATTAACTCATTTAAGTTATATTGCCTATCGTAGTCATTAGAACCGCCATCAAGTCTATAAAATAATAGATGGTTACTCAAATCACAACTTAAAACATCTATATAACCCATACCACCATATTTATATCCAATATCAAATACATTAGTTTGTCCCTTGGCACAAAGTATTTTATAGCGTTCTAATGCTTCATTTAAACTCATAATAGTCCATGGTCCATAATATATTTCTCTTTTTTGATGTCCTAAAATTTGATATAACATTTTAATATTGTTATTTAGTCCTTCTGGAATTTGAGCATCAACAAATAAATTATTATATTGGCAAAACCTTATAGCACTATTATCCTTCATAAAAAAGGGTTCGTGCGATGATATATAATCACTACTTGAAATGGTTGCTTTTTCTAACATCGCCAATATTTTGTTAATTTGTTTTGATTTTTTAGCAGTTAAACTAGACATTAATTAATAGCAGTTATTACTTTTAAATAGTAACAATATTTAGTTTTTATTAATCAATTTTTTTTAAAAGCAATAAGTTATGCTCTAATTGTTTTGTAAATTTGAATTTTTCACTATTTTTCCTGCGTCTTTGTAAATTACATTTTAAGCAACATATTATTGTATTAGCATTACTATGTTCATCGTAATTATTTAATCTATCAAGAGTCCATTGATAATTAGTTCTCAAATTTTTAAATAATATTAATGTTTTGCTATTACAATAATAACACCGCATATTGTAAGCAACCAATTTTTCTATAACATTTTCTAGTGTTATAAAATTGTTATAAGCATCGTATGCTTTTTTTTTGTCTTGTTGTTTATATGAGTCTAACTTATTTTTTAGTGCTTGAATAAAATATTTTTTTTCATCAAACACAGTATTATTAAGTAATTTATGTAAGCACAATAATTGCTCTTCATAATTATCATACATATTAATTATAGTAGCACTTATATCTTTAATAGTTCCATCGGAATTAGTTAGCGATGTTTTAATTTTGTCCAATAATTGTATATATGATTTTTTTTCACTTATACATTCATTATTAGTAATAATTTTATTTTCTTCAAGACTCTCTTGTTCAACATTCTCTTGTTCAACATTCTCTTGTTCAACATTCTCTATTTTTTTATAATTAGATTTTTTGGACAATTTACATAAAATTATTTTCTCCATTAACCAATTATATGTTATTATTATTTTATATTTTATTTTTAATATATTAATATATGATTATTATATAAAATTATAAATTTATGTTATAGTATAAGAATTAATGACATCAGTAAAAGATGAAATTACACAAGAAATTAATAATAGTATTAACAATCAAGAAACGCCTAACACATTAGACGAAATTATACAAGGAAAATCTAACTCTAAAAACAATTTATCCGACAAAAACAAACAAGAAAAAACTGATTATTGTAAAGAATTAAAAAACATTGCGTATAAAACAATGTTGCTTAATGGAAATGAAATTGTTCCCGATGTTAATAATACTAATAATAATACTTTATCAAAATATTTACAAGACGAAACTTGTGCCAATCAAAAAGAAAATTGGAGCAAATTAGATAAAACACAAAAAGTAAAAAAATTAATACATCATGTAGAAGTGTTAGAAAAAAAATTTACATTAAACGAAGAAGAAGCAAATAAATGTAAAAAATATTTGTTAAAATGTTTGGAACGTAAGGCACTAACAAAGGTTAAAGATGTTCATTATGATAAAGATAAAGGAGTTATTAGTGATATACCAAATTTACATTTTGATATTATTAACAGAGTTTTTGCTTTAAAAAAAGATGAAAAACATATTTCCACAGTAAAATGCCTACCACAAGAAAACAAATCAAAAGCCAAAACTATAAAAATACTCGAACAATAAAGTATTGAACAACAAAGTATTGAATAATAAAGTATTGAATAAATCAATTATTATAAAATTGATTTATTATTATTAAACTATTTAATAATAAGTCAATAATAATATTAAGTAATGAATAAGTTTAATAAATATTTTGCTTATTTAATTAAAAACTTCAATATTGAATCGCTATTAGATTTTACAAACAAAGAAATAAAAACCAACTATACGCTGTTTTTATTAAGTATAATTGACTATATGTTAGATTACATTAATTCTGAGTTATTACAATTAATGTATTATGATTTATATGAAGAAGTATATTTAGCACATTATGATATGTTAGTTATTCAATATATTGAAACTAATTTGTTAAGTAAATTATTTAATATTAGTACTAATGAAGCAAATAAATTATTATGTTTGTCTATTCAGTTATGTCAAAACATAGTATTTAAATTTTATATACCACGAAGATCATATACAAAAACACACATAAGAAAAGTCAATCTAGTAAAAGGGTCTCGTAACTTTAATAAAATTAAAGCGCAACTCACTTATTTAAAAAGTATTCCACAACCAGAACAAAGAAGCGAAGCATGGTATATTTTTAGAAATTCAGCACTTACAGCATCAAACATATATAAAATTTTTATAAGTGATTATAGTCAATCACAATTAATTATTGAAAAATCAGAACCATTCGATTTAAATAAATTCAAAAATAATAACTTAAATTCCCCAATGCATCATGGACAAAAATATGAACCTGTTTCTATTTTATATTACGAGTTTATTAATAATACGCAAATATCAGAGTTTGGGTGTGTTAAACATAGCAAACATAGTTATATTGCCGCATCTCCTGACGGTATTGTGTGTGATGAAAATAGTCCGCTTTACGGCAGAATGCTTGAAATTAAGAATGTTGTTTCGCGAGAAATTGATGGTATTCCTAAGCCAGAATATTGGATACAAATGCAATTACAAATGGAAGTATGTAATTTAAACGAATGCGACTTTTTAGAAACCAAATTTACAGAATATTTAACACAAGAAGATTATTTAGATGATAGTTCTAATCATTATCGTGGTTTTATTATGCAATTTTGTAATACAAATGGAGAAGTTCATTATGAATATCCTCCATTTGCTATGAGCAAAATTGATAATAAAGAATATAATACTTGGACTCAAAAACAACTCCAAAATAATAATACTAAAACATATATAAGAAATATTTATTGGAAATTAGAAGTTGTCAGTTGTGTGTTAGTATTAAGAAATAAGTTATGGTTTAAAAATGTTCAACCTAGCATTGAAATATTTTGGAATAATTTAATTGAAGAAAAAGAATCAGGGAGTTATAGCGAACGCATAAGTAAAAAGCAAAAAATGAAATATGAAGAAGACAAAGAAAAAAGTGATTTTCCGAAAGCAGGATGTTTAATAAGTCTATAAATAATATATTGTTATTATTTAAAATTAATTTATAAAGTATATTAGTTATAAATTAATTATGAGAAATGTTAAATCTAATGATTTAGATATGTATGTTCTTAAGCGCAATGGAAAAAGAGAGGCAATCTCTTTTGATAAGATTTTAAAGCGCATAAAATCATTAGGGAAACATTTTAACCTACAGCATATTATTTTTGCTCAATTGGCAATAAAAGTAATTGACCAATTATATGATAATATTCAAACTACTAAAATTGATGAATTAACTGCCGAACAATGTGCTTCAATGTCATCAATTCATCCAGATTACACCAAATTAGCAAGTGCTGTTGTTGTATCTAATTTACATAAAAATACAAGTAATTGTTATTATGAAACTACTAAAAAATTATACGATTATAGAGATAGCAATAATAATAGTTTTAGATTAATTAAAACTTCTATAATGGAAATTATAGAAACACATAAAGACACTATTAATGCGATGATTGATTATGAACGAGACTATTTTTTTGATTATTTTGGGTTTAAAACCTTAGAGCGCGCATACTTAATGCGTTGTAATAAAGTAATTATTGAACGCCCACAACATTTGCTTATGCGTGTTGCGATTACAATTCATGGTTCTAATATGGATAAAGTTAAAGAAACATATGACTTAATGTCGCAAAAATATTTTATTCATGCCACACCTACACTATTTAACGCAGGAACTCCACGACCACAATTAAGTTCTTGTTATTTGCTTGGTATGGAAGATGATTCAATTGAAGGCATTTTTAATACACTTAAGGAATGCGCACAAATTTCTAAGTGGGCAGGCGGTATTGGACTACACGCCCATAACATTCGCGCAAATGGTTCTTATATTAGAGGAACAAATGGAACTTCAAATGGCCTTATTCCAATGTTGGGTGTATTTAATAAAACGGCGCGCTATGTTGACCAAGGAGGTAAGCGTAATGGAAGTTTTGCTATTTATATTGAACCACACCATCCTGATATTGAGGACTTCTTAGATTTAAAGAAAAATCATGGAGATGAAGAAAGCAAATGCCGAGATTTATTTTATGCGTTGTGGATAAGCGACCTTTTTATGGAGCGAGTTATAGGTAATAAAATTTGGAGTTTATTTTGTCCGGATAAATGCCCCGGTCTAAGCGATTGTCATAGCGAGGGTTACAGAGAATTATATTTAAAATATGAAAGCGAGGGGAAATTTAATAAGCAAATAAATGCGCGAGATTTATGGATTAAAATTTTAGATTCACAAGTAGAAACAGGAACACCTTATATTTTATATAAAGATGCGGCCAATAATAAATCTAATCAAAAAAATTTAGGAACTATTAAAAGTTCTAATTTATGTACAGAAATTATTGAATATTCTGATTCAAAAGAAACAGCGGTATGTAATTTAGCCTCGTTAGGGTTGGCAATGTTTGTTAAAGAAGATAAGACTTTTGATTACGACAAATTATATGAAGTAACACAAGTTGTTACAAATAATTTAAATAATGTAATTGATATTAATTATTACCCTACACCCAAAACTAGAAGGTCTAATTTTAAACATCGTCCAATTGGTATCGGGGTTCAAGGATTAGCCGACGTTTTTTTTAAAATGGACTTACCTTTCATTTCAGAGCAAGCAAAAGAAATAAATATTAAAATATTTGAAACAATATATTATGCGTCTCTTGAAAAAAGTATGTTATTGGCCAAAGAACGGTTTAAAGCAATGAAATTTTTAAAAGAGCAATATGATTTAAATAATTGGACTTTTATTTCAGAAGAAGATGAATGTAGAGAATATGATATTTATAATGTTACAGATGCTTCAATTATGGCGGCTATTAGCAATGATAAAGTTATTGACGAGGCTTTAAAAACTGCTTATCCAATTAAGGCCGAAATTGAAAATCTTGACTTACAATACTTGGGAGCATATAGTTCTTTTAAGGGTTCTCCGGCAAGTTTTGGACAACTTCAATTTGATTTATGGAATGTTTCTCCTACACCCGGGCGTTATGATTGGGTAACTTTAAAGGAAAATATTATGACTTATGGAATTCGCAATAGTTTGTTAGTTGCACCAATGCCAACTGCCAGCACAAGTCAAATTTTAGGTAATAATGAATGCTTTGAACCAATAACTAGTAATATTTATAGTAGAAAAACTTTGGCCGGTGATTTTGTATTGGTAAATAAATATTTAGTAGAAGAGTTATTAAAATTAGGATTATGGAACGAAGAATTGAAAAATAGCATTATTGCTAATAAAGGCAGTGTTAGTCATATTCAAAATTTATCACCACATTTAAAAGAAAAATACAAAATAGTATGGGAAATGCCTATGAAAGAAATTATTAATATGTCTAGGGATAGAGGCGCATTTATTTGTCAATCGCAAAGTTTGAATTTATGGATTGAAGACCCTGATTCAAAAATACTCACAAATATGCATTTTTATAGTTGGAAAGCAGGTCTTAAAACGGGAATATATTATTTACGCAGAAAAGCAAGACATCAAGCACAACAATTTACTATTGAACCTAAGAAAAAAAGGGATTCTAATGAAACCGAAGAAGAAGAAAAAAAAGACTGCTTAATGTGTAGTGGATAGATGAAAACTTTATTATTTTATATTATATTATATTATATTTTATATTATATTATATTATATTTTATATTATATTATATTATATTATATTTTATTTTATTCAAGTAAAATATAATATAAACATTATATTGATTTGATTGCACGTTTAGAAGACCGTTTAGATTTTTTTTTTGTTTTCTTTAATGTAAAAGACCGCGTTTTTTTCATGTCTTTAACTATTATTAACCATTTTGGGTCATAATTATATATTAATTTTAGACTGTTATTTAAAGATGTTAAACCTTGATTTATTGATGTTATAAGTGTTTCATTTATACTAATTTTATAATAGTGTAATTTAGCTATTAATTTATTTAATTTATGCACATAATAATCTAATACTGTTAGTGGAGTAATAGCAATATGTCTTGGTAGTATATCAGGATGAGAAGACTCATCATTTTCCCATAACTCATTAAATGTTTGCGAGTCGTCTTCATTTGCTATTACTTCTATTAATTTTTCATCTATTATAATATCTAACACAGATGTTACTGGTTCTTGTATGGTAGCTCCTAGTCTACTTCTAGCATATAATAATATTTTTATCATAGTATTTAAAGTATCTTGAATACATATTACTGCTTTATAAGAAGGCAATAAAACATCATTAATAAGTGCGTTAATTTTTAATGCTTTTGCTGGCGAACCTCCTCTATTTAATGTAAACTTCATCATTAAAAAATAATAATTTATTACAAAAAAATTATTACCAAGTAAAGTTCTTTTAAATTTATTTATTCCGATATTTTCCATAATTCTGTCTCTCGTTCCATCTTCTCTTTGCTCAACAAAATTTCGCATAATGGTTCTAATAAAGTCTAATGCTTCATAATTTTCCATATGTTGTTTAGCGCTATAAATTGAACTAAATAGTTCTGGATTATATTCACTTTTATACATTAATGGATAGTTGTATCTGTGGCGTAATGCCGAATGTGGTTCTCGTGGGGGTCTAGGTTTTGCCCTATTTATAGGATTTATTAGAATAGGGGGTTGTCTTAATGCCATACTATAATATAATGTTATAATAAACTTTTTATTAAAAATTAAATTTGTAAAAAATGTATAGTTTATGCTAGGTTTATGGCAAATCAGGAATAGTAATTATAAAATCAGGTCTATGATAATCCTGCTCAGTATTTTGCGGAGCAACAGTTCGGATTAAACCTCTACCATATAAAGTGTGGATTTTATTAGTTATATATGCCAAATCAGTATTTATGGCATCTAATAGTTCTCGCACAACGCTAATTCTATAAGTGGCTAAATATTCAAGCATTCTGTTTAATTCTAAAATATAGTATGTTAATACGTCATATACATGAACATTTGTTACTTCAGGAATATTGAGTGGTTCATGTACGGGTTGTTCTTGATAATAATTATCATGCGCAAAATCCCATAATTCATTTTTGTATTTTTGCCGTCCTACTTCTGTATGATGCCAAACATCTCTAAAACTTTCAAGTTCTCCTTTCATATTTGGTTCATTGTGTTCAATAGGAAAATGTCTAATGTTAGGATAACGGCGCGGATCTGGTTGTCGCCCATTAAGAGTGTTATAATAAGTAATCATTATTTTTGTAGTGTGCTTTATTGCCCAATATGCTTTATACGCATTTATAAGAGGGTCAAAAATTATATTTTTGAGTTTTTTAGTTATAAACGCATTATAGGATTTAAATTTTTTTGTTTTACTAGCATTAACACTTGTGATGCCTTTAGTATAGTTAGAAGTTCCACTATAACTTCCACGAGTTATTAATTTTTGCCCAGTTAGCTCTAAAGCATTACTCAAAAAATCAAAATCTATTATAAAAAATTTTCGCGTAGTCAATACTTGTTGTAGTTCATAATCAGGTATACGCGACAAAATATAGTCATTATTTCTTCGTTTTTTAGTAATTTTTATAAAATTGGCAAATAATGTTTGTAAAAAGTGCTTAGGGTATTCTTGAAGTTCGGCATCTTTTTTAAAACTATATATGCTATCTAATACATCTAGTCCTGTATCAGTACCCATTACTTTTATTAATGGATAATTATATTCATACCCTCTAGGTACATCTTGTTGAAATGGATAATTATAACGGGGTAATGGTGTTATTTGAAATAGTTTTCTTGGTTCTTGCGCCAATTCTTTTAGCGCCAATTCTTTTTGTGTTATAGCGTCTTCAACACTCTGTCTAGGTAAATTGGAAAATATATTTTTTAATGTGGATTTTTTTTGTTCATTGCTAAGAGTGGCTAATTTTTGTTTAAGCAAAAAAGGAACTATGTCGGCTTTTCCTTTAGCTTTTGCATTTTTTCTTTTTTGCGTTAAGTGTTTTTTTTTTAAAGGCATAACTATATATTATAAGATTATAATATTTTTGCTTAAAAAAATTGATAACTTTATACTTTATTTTATAATTAAAATAAAGTATAAAATATAATTAGCAGTGTTATATATGGCAAAAACCGGACAACTTTATGTTAGAGAGCACGAAGCATTTGATATATATGATGCTTGTAAATTAGGTATAACGCAAAATATTTCAAATAGAGAAACAACTTATATAACAAGTGAAATAAGGCGCGGTGAGTTTTCACACGTATTTGAAGTTCCGCTTGAAAAATTGCTTCGTGCTGAATTATGGTTACGATATGATTTTAAGAATTTAAATGTATATATTGATGGTGGAACAGAATTTTATAAAAAATCAATTATTCCATTAATTATAGAACAATTAAAAAAACGTAACATTGAAGCTAGACAGTTGTCGCTTGAGGAAATCAACAGCATTAAACGCAAAGAATATGTTAGTCAACGCAAAAAACACTTGGCAAATTTAATAGCAAAACAATTAAAAGAAACAATTCCTAGGCCTCTGCCACATTGTCAACAAAATAACTTAAGAAATGAACTACAAGCAAGTTATGAAGAGCCAATAAATAATGCTTTAATTACATATAACAGAGCAACTATAAAAGCCCCAACAGGGTTTGGTAAAACTCATTTATATTATAAAGCTATTGTAAAATGTAACTCAGCAAGAGTGCTATTTTTAACTCCGCGACTTATGCTTAATCATCAGATAGTTGAAGAGAAATACTCGTTTTATATTAAACATGGTAATTATGAAATTATTCATTATAGTGATATAGAATCAAAAGACAAAGAAAAAATTATAAAAAAATTATTAATATCTAATGAAAGATTTATAATGACAAGTTGCTATCAAAGTCAAAATAGTTTATTAAAAATTATAAGACAAATTGATATTGTATTTGACTTAATTATATTTGATGAAGCACATTTTATAACATCATGGATTAATCCTGAAAATATGTCAGAATTTTTGACTAATAATAATATTACTAAATATAGATTATTTGGTTCAGCGACACTACCAGAATGTATTGAAATTACACCAGTTATATTTGGTCCAGTTATAGAAAAAGTAAAAGTATATGAATTAATAAATCAAGAATTATTATGTAATATTGAAACTATTGTTAAACAACTAGAAAATAAAAAAAAAGAATATCATAATTTAAAAGAGT